GGCCGTGCGCAAGCTGCACAAGAACAACAAATGATCCAAGCGGCCCCCGCAGCCGCTGCGATGATGAAAGCGAACAAACCAAAATAAGCGGGGCTAGATGGCAGACATTTTTGACGACGCGAAAGCGATTATCACGCAACGAAAACGTGCGTATGATTTAACGTTCAATTTAGAATCACGCGAAGCAAAGGCCGTTCTTCAAGACCTTGCAGATTTTTGTCGGGCATCCACACCCACATTTCACGAAGACCCAAGACTTCACGCACTTCTAGAAGGACGCCGTGAAGTTTGGCTTCGTATTCAAAAATATTTAAATTTAACCCCCGAAGAAATTTGGGATCTAACTCGAAAGGACTAACACATGGAAACAGCACCCGCATCAACGACAAGTGCTGCGCCCGCCGCAGCCCCCGCAGCTGCCGCGCCCGCAGAAGGGGCCGCAGCCGCAAGCACGCCACCACAAGTAACAGTAAGCACCGGCGCACCCGGTACTTCAAGCAAAGGGGATCCGGCGCCCACATCTGGGAAGTGGTATGATTCATACGACGCCGACACGAAAGATTACTTAACGCAAAAAGGTTTCAACGATCCGAAGGCGGTTGTCGAAAGCTACCGTAATTTAGAAAAGCTTCGTGGTGTTCCACAAGATCGTCTTCTGAAATTACCGGATGCAACCGCAGCCGCAGATGCGCCGGAATGGAATGATGTTTTTACTAAGCTCGGCAAACCTGCAACACCCGAAGGATATGGGATTGCACCTAAAGATCCGAACAACGCGGGCTTTACAACATGGGCAAAAGATACTTTCCACAAAATGAATTTAACTGCAGCCCAAGGGCAAGAACTTGTAAAACAGTTCAACGCCTACAACGAAAGTTTGTCGGCAAAAGAAAATGAATCTCACGCGGCAAAGGTTAAAGAACAAACCGAGGCCTTGAAAAAAGAATGGGGCGCAGCCCACGACCAAAACATTGCGCGCGCGAAAGCCGCTTACAGACAGTTCGGAATCCCGGACGCTGCGATTGATTCGCTTGAAAAATCGATCGGCTTTGATGGCGTTATGAAATTGTTCAATAGACTTGGCACCCAAGTCGGGGAACATGATTTTGTGGGCGGCAACGGTGGCGGCCAAGGTTTCGGGGACAACGTAATGTTAACCCCTGAACAGGCCAACGCCCGCATTAAAGCTTTGAAACAGGACTCAGCTTGGGCCGCGAACTATCTAAAGGGCGGGGTTAAAGAACGGGCCGAAATGCAAAGATTGATGCAGATGGCTAACCCGACCTAAAGTTTTTTATTGACTGACCGATTGACTGTTTAATGAATCTTGGGAACACTTGAATCTTAAGATTCATTAACAGTCGATAACCTAAGCCCACAACTTAGGCCGAATTGACCGCCGGAAAAAGACGGCAGCGTGCTCGGTGCTCACATCCGAGTATGAAGCTGGCCCCGTTAACACGGATAAGCCCTTCGAGAAATCAAAGGCGTTCGTAACATTAACTTTTTTCGGGGATAATAAAATGTCTGTAAACATTCCTAATTGGTACGCACAACAGTACGCAACCAATGTTCAATTACTTCTTCAACAAAAAGATTCACGTTTACGTGGATTAGTAACAGAAGGTCAATACATCGGCGAACAAGCTTCACCGGTTGACCAACTAGATGCAGTCGAGATGCAGTCTGTCGATGGCCGCTTCCAAGCAATGCCACGTGTTGACGCTGATACGACTCGTCGTTGGGTTACACCACAGGATTTCGATCTTCCACAAATGATCGACAGTTTCGACAAGCTTCGCTTGTTGACAGATCCAAATTCTAGCTACGTTCAAAATGCAGTGAACGCAGCGAAAAGAAAAATGGACGATGTCATCATCAGCGCGTTTTTCGGATCTGCAAAAACAGGTAAAACCGGATCTGGATCGACGGCGTTCCCGTCATCTCAGCAAGTGGGTGTAGCTCACGGGGCATCTGGTAACGTCGGTCTTACAGTCGCCAAACTCCGCGAAGCACGCCGTATTTTACGCGCGAACGAAGTTGACTTGGATATGGATCCAATCACTTGCGTGGTATCATCGAAACAAGAAGATAACTTGTTGGCAGAAGCCCAAGTCATTTCTTTGGATTTCAATGACCGCCCAGTGTTAGTCGATGGACGTTTGAAATCATTCTTAGGAATGAATTTCGTGCCGTCTGAAAGATTATCAGTAGATGGTTCTTCTTACCGTCGTGTTCCGGTTTTCGCTAAATCGGGTATGCACTTAGGTATCTGGAACGATATCACAACGGACATTTCACAACGTAAAGACTTGCGCGGTTTACCGTTCCAAGCTTACGTTTACATGACCGTAGGTGCGACTCGTTTAGAAGAAAAGAAAACCGTTGAAATCAAGTGTGCAGAATAAGGAGAATAAAAGATGGCTACAGTATCAGTTTCATCAACAATCATCACGAATCGGGACGCAAGTCCCCGCGTGCTGAACAGTTCTAGAATTTCAAAAGGCGCTTTGCTTTCTTGTGCTGCAACACTTGAAACAACCGCCGCGGATGATATCGGTTCGAAATATAAATTCGCCGCTATCCCGTCAAACGCGCGTATCAGTGCAGTCCTTCTATCATGCGATAGTTTGGGAACTGCGGGTGCTGCGGACATTGGTATCTACCAAACTACTGAAAACGGTGGTGCGGTTGTTGATGCCGATTTCTTCGCAAGTGCGCAGGTGCTGACTTCAGCCCTTGCAAACCTTGACGTAACGTTTGAAGCAAACGCCGCGGGTGGTTTCGACAAGTCGAAACTTGAGATGCCTTTATGGCAAGCGTTGGGTTTGACTGCAGATCCAAAACGTGACTACGACGTAGTCGCGACTTTGACTGCGGCAACGGTCAGCGCCGGAACGCTTTCACTTCAAGTGAACTACGTTCTGTAAAGAAAAACGGGGCGGCCCTCAAAAGCCGCCCTTTCAAATTTTAAGGAGACATCTTAATGGCTACACGAAGATTTAAAGCAAGTCCCGGCACAACGTTAGTTGTGGAAGAAGTAGGCGCAGCGAACAATTCGCATGTCGTCGAAGTAACTATCGATATGGCAACAAATCTTGTTACCGAAGGCGGATCTACTCGCGCCATCAAAAAACAAGAAGTGTTGGCTGCACTCGATAAAATTAAAGAAAAAATTATTACTGGCAATTGGCTGCCGGCTTAAGGGGTTGATTTATGAAAGGTGCAGTAACCTTAATGGACGCAACAACCGGCGCCGGTTTAGCAGCTGGCAACGGGCCTGACAAAGTCTGGACAGGCGGCAAAACCGCGTTTATCGTTGAATCAACTTTCGGTGGTGGCAGCGTGAAGCTGCAACAGAAGTTACCGCAAGGTAATTATGTAGACATCGCAAGTGCGAGTTTAACAGCCGCGGGCCAATACATTACCGATCTTGCACCGGGAACTTATCGCGCAGTTTCAACAACGGCGACATCGACCTACGCAAAATTAGTGAGTATCCCTCAAAGTTAGGAATAAATAATGTCAAGTAAAGTCGAGATTGCGAATAGAGCATTACAAATTTTAGGCGCGAAACGTATCGTGTCGCTTACCGAAGATTCAAGAAATGCCCGCGCAATCGCGGCTGCTTACGAACCAGTGAAACGCGCCGAGATAAGAAAACACCCTTGGTCATTCGCAATTAAGCGCGTTCAACTTGCCGCAGATGCGACGGCACCCATCTTCACAAGATCAAATAGTTTTCCACTTCCAAGTGATTACCTTCGAATTTTATCACCGGATCCCGAGGTCAATATGAATGACCTTGATTGGATTATCGAAGGACGCAACATCATAACTAATGATTCCGCACCCCTTGACGTTCGATATTTATGGGACGTTCAAGATCCTAATTTATTTGATTCAACTTTTCGCGAAGTATTGGCGGCCAAACTTGCCGAACAACTTTGCGAAGAATTAACACAATCAAACACGAAGGTCGCAACCGCACAGGCATTTTACAAAGATGCCTTAGCTGAAGCGAAAAGAACTAACGCCATTGAAAAGGTTGCGGAAAAACCGCCCGAAGACGAATGGGTTACGATTAGAAATTAGGGGTCCATAGTGCCAAAAGTTTCACCGATGCAGACTAGCTTCGGTGGCGGTGAATTTAGTCCGCTACTGAACGGTCAAGTCGATTTAGATAGATACAAAACCGCGCTCGAAATTTGTAAGAACTACGTGCCGTCTTTACAAGGCGGCCTTGTTCGTCGTTCAGGTAACAAGTATGTTGCGGCTGCGAAGAACGCGGGTCAGATGGCTCGGCTTATTCCTTTCGAATTTTCTACGACTCAAGCTTACATATTAGAGTTCGGTCATAATTACATTCGATTTTATAGGAACAACGGCCAGATTTTTTCCGGCATGTCGGCTTATGAAATCAGTACGCCCTATGCTGCAGCTGACATCTTTCAATTAAGAGTCACGCAATCGGCGGACATCCTTTACATCACCCACCCAACGTATGCACCCCGAACGCTTTCACGTTTAGGGCACACGAACTGGACGCTGGCAACGATCGATTTTCAAGACGGTCCTTACCTTCCGAACAATACGACACGGTACGGATTAACCCCGGGGGCTGCGACAGGTTCAACAACCTTAACCGCAAACGGAAACGTCACGATCACAAACTGCGTGAACAACGGGTCAGGTTTGATTCGATGTACTTCGGCGGGCCACGGGTATTCGACTAACGAAAAAGTTTATATTTTAAATGTGACCGGAACGACAGAAGCAAACGGGTACTGGACAATCACAGTTATCGATGCAAACACTTTTGATCTGCAAGGGTCGGCGTTTGTAAACGCGTATGTTTCCGGTGGGGACATGTATCCTAAAATTTTCGACCCGCTCGATGTTGGCCGATTGATTCGACTTAAAGAAGGTTCGGTGTGGGGATGGGCGAAGATCACGGCTGTCGCACACGGCGGACAAGTTACTGTAACAATCAACGCTACATTAACAAACACGAATTTAAAAACTAACTTCAGACTTGGCGTGTGGTCGGATACAACCGGCTGGCCTGCAGTCGTAACTTTCCACGAAGATCGTTTGGCGTTCGCAGGTGCCACAAGTAATCCGCAACGTTTAGATCTAAGTTCGACTTCTGATTATTCAAACTTTGCACCGAGCGGTTTAGATGGCGTTGTCATCGCGACGAACGCTTTAAGTTTTGTATTTAATGCAAACGATGTGAACGTTGTCCGTTGGA